ATCCTCTGTCAGTGAGTCTCATGCTGCCAGTCTCTCTAGGGTTTTGCCACCACAATCTATACCAGTCTTTGAAACTTTTTTCCGTGATTTGAATTCCTAGCTGTTCTAAGATCTTCCTAGTTAGTAACGTCTTCTGATCCATCATAGTTGACCTGCTCGCCCGTAGTTAACTTGAATACAGCAAAGTCATTGCAATTGAAAAGTTTATTGAGCTTTTCTGCAAGATTAAATGCGTGACCTTTATTAGAAAAACTAACTTTTTTATATTTTGGGCCCAGTCGTTGTGCTATAATGCTGGTAGTTTTTAAGTTTACAGGCTGCGCCTTGTAAAAAACTGCCCAAATAGCATCTGCTTCTAAAACTTGTTCAGTTTTATAAGTTTTCTTATTGGTAATTTCTAATAATACTTTTGGCTTTGGCCTTGACATATATGCGCTCCGGAATTGTGTACGCATATATTTATTCCAAATCTTATTAAAATCTACCACCGTCCATTTTAACTTGAATGGACTCTGGAGTAGGGTTACTTACTACAGTCTGTTTCTCTGTTCCGGCTAGTCTAGTCATTGTTGTAGCTAGACTATCATACAGTGCCTGTACTTCTTTTATGTCTAGATTTAGACTCTTCTGATTACTTTTTACAGCAATTCTGGCCTTTTCTAAGAACATTTCGATAGGTAAAGTGTTAAGATAGGTCATTTTTCTTTCCCTAATTGGCTAAGTGACTGCTTCATATCTTCGTCAGTTTTGAACGGTCCTTTATAAGGATATCGTTCTAGCGTAATTAGTTTAGGACAAAAACTCTTGACCCATCCTTTTCGAAATTGAATAATGTAATAACCTGCACAATATAAACTTTTACTTTTACTGCTCTTAGAGTAGATTGGCAATTTCTTTTTAATATTATAAACTGGATTATGCGGCTTACTACTACACGGGTACTCGTAAACATTTAACAAAACTTCTGGCTTTTTTGTAGAAACTTTAATAATTTTTTCTACTTCTTTCCGTACATCTTCGCCGAACTGATTTTTGATTTCTTCTTTGCTAGGAAAATCAATCTTCATTCCTTGCCGATAGAAGCTAAAGCCTTTCTTTTCTTTATTAAGGGTACCTAGTTTTTTCCCACCATCTTCGACTATCCAAATTTTATTTGGAACTAACACTTTAGCAACTGCGTTCATTTTACATACCTTGCATTTAATGGATCTGCATACGACTGCACGTTATCACTAATCCGTTGAAGATCGTATTCTGCACAAAATTTAAGTAATCGAATTCCTACCTGAGAGATGTTCTTTTCTTTTTCGAGTGCTTCGTTAATTGTGTCAGTAATGATAGTACGGATCTCTTCTGGTTGTGCTGTTATATCACACAGCAATTTGTTACGCTCATAACATTCCTTAACTCTCTGTTCTGCACCTTCATGGTCAGTCCAACGCTGAAGCATGAGATTGTTCCAAGAATAGCCTTTTGTATTACGATCTGCAAATGCTTCTCGTAATCCAATTTTATTCTTTGTACCCTTTTCTCGAACACCGGGATACGCACTAAAAATATTATCGCTAGTATCGCCACGCATACATTTTTCAAATAACAACCATTCAGGATCCGGAATAGCCTTAGGCAAGTTAGTTTTCTTATCAATAACATACTTGCCCTTCTCGTCAAAGTATCCCTCGTGAGTAATTGTAACTTGAGTAACACCGTTATATTGTTTCACATTAGGTGCAATTAATTGTGCAAAGTCGCCGTCTGTGCTGATCACAATGTGACTATCGTCGGGGTGACTTTGAATAAAACCTGCAATTAAATCATCTGCTTCTAATCTAGGATGTTGAAGTACTGTGCAATTAGTCTTGTTAATAACAAAATCTTTGAATTGATCAAATGTTTCCCAAAACAGTTTTTCTTCTTCAGCTTCGCGAGGACTATGTGCCGCCCGAGCTTCTGTGCGTTGACGCTTATACGGAGCATAAGCATCCTTTCGCCAGCTTCTACCTTCTAAGAAAAACACCACATGGGTTCCATTAAAATCTCTCCATGCCTTCCTAACAGAGTTAAGAATAATTTGCATGGCCATTCCTACTTTTTCATCTGCGTTGCCGCGGACTACGTGTCTTGCACGAAAGAATGTATTTGCTGTATCGACTAAAATATATACCATTAGCTAATTTCGGCTTTGCCGTTGCCTAAGTTGTTTACATTAACATAGCCAGATCCGCGTCCGTCCATATCAACTCCCGCTTCGTTCCCAATGTTACGACACAAATCCTGAAACCATCTGTCGACAATCTCTTCATCGCTGTCGCCATTATAACCTGCTAGTCTTAATTCTACTATAAAATACTCGTTCCAGTCAAGCTCAAAAAAGCCATTTCTTACATTATCTTTGTTTACTTTAGTATCAAGTACTGCAATATACGACTCTTCTTTTTCGGTTGCACGTTCTTTCGGAGTCAATTTAGCAAGTCGAATTGTTTCTTCAACAGCAAGTTGCTCTTTAAGTTTTGCTTGAAGAGCTACTTCGGCAGCTAATTCGATCTTGTCTATTCCTAATACTCGCTTGATAAATTTTTTCATTAAGTTCCCCACTCATTCTTAAACAATGGCACTTGGAGTCGATCACTATATCTTAATCCATTCTTTATCGCCATGTCTGCTACTTTACGATTGTTTAGTGTATATATACTTTCCACACCGCCCACTGGCATTAGGTAAACGTGACCAGTAAAGCCTGCTTTACGATATGCGGCAATAGCACATTCGGCGTCTGCAAAGTCTTGTTCAGTAGCAATAACAAACTTCAAATAAACTGTACCATAGTTTTCGTAATCGCAAACTACTTCAGGTTTGATAGCATCGTCCCATGGTTCGCCTGAGCAAGGAAGTTTGGCACTTACACTGAATGTAATTTCTCTTTCATCACTGCCGAATGTCCAGTCTGTTAGATAATCTTTGAACGCCTGTGTAAGACGCATTGTGCCGTTTGTTTCAAACGTAATTTCTTTTAGGCCACGCATCTTTTCATGATTGAGTAAGTCCGGATAAGCACGTTGCCAGCCTAGTAAAGGCTCACCACCTGTAATAACTAGATGCTCATCTCGCCATTCTCCGAACGGAATAATTTCCGCAATTCTGTCGGCGATTGCTTCTGAAGTGAGCATTGGACTAAGGTCCTTAAAATCAGGATGCCAGCTAGCATAACTATCACAACCCGTAGAAACCAAAGGAAGTTTTTCATATTTGTCAAATGCTTTAATCATAGTATGTGTGGCCGCAATGTCAGTGGCTTCGTGACTAATTTCACCCCTCGGCATGCCAAATCCTTGACATGTGAAGTTACAGCCATATGTACGTAGAAACACAGACGGGACACCCATATAGCGTCCTTCTCCTTGAATGGAATAGAATAATTCACTTACCTTAATTTTGCTCATATATGTTTGACCATTGTTTTAGTTTTTCAATTTTTGCTTTTTTAGCAATTTCTAGATGTTCTAACGATATTACACTCTTTTCTAGCATGATGTCAATCATTGCGAGCATATCCCCAAGTTCTTCTTCTAAGTGTTCGCGATTAGTCTTTGGTTTACCTGGCTTGAAATTATCAATTCCAAATCGACTAATTTTACTAACTGCTTGGATTACTTCTGCACATTCTTCTTGCAAAATATCCATTACTTCTTTTGTAATACTATCCATTTTTTCCATTTTTAGCTCTTTCCGTTAGGTATGTATCGTTGTGTATCCATTCATTGTTTACAAGAAATCCCCATTCGCGTTTTTGGGGCCCCGGCATAAACATTGTCCATGCTGTTATATTTGGATCTAATTCAATTCGGTGATAACTGGTAGCACTGCATATACGGAAATGACCGGGACCTCGCCACGTACATGTTTCGGCAATCTTTTTTCCGTTACCGTCAAACACAGGAGTCCATTCATAGTATCCGCCTTTAAGAATCAAAGTAGCGTAAGGCCATGGATGATCATGCACATCATCGGGGTCTGACTTAAGAAACTTGTGAATGAACACATTAAAGGGGAAATGCTTTCTGTCCTTAAGAAAAATATAGTAACGTTCGAGATAAGGTTCATTTTCTTGCCTGTCCATTACAATGCGTTTGCGGCCTAATTTTTCTAATGTATTCAATAACCATTTCATTTACATATTTCCAAAAAATCATCTAATCTTTTTGCAGCCTCATCGAAATCTATAGCCCATACCTTAGCGTATATAATACCATCTTTAATATTAAGATCAAATGGTACTACTCCATTAAATCTAAAGTCTTTTGGTAATTCTGTTGTAACATCAAATTCCTGCAGATACTTTGCACGGCTAATAAAATGATCCATTATGTCTTTTGCTGTTTCCATATTATTCCTTTGGAAATTCTTGACTAAAAGGCCACGATGTATTTGGATCAGGCCTCGGCTTTAGATTAACGTCCTCTTCAATAACTTCACCTGTTATTTCATCACATAGACTAACTTGATATGGAGCAATGATATGTACCGCAGTATCTTCTTCTTGCCAATCATGTTCTCCATCGAATAGCCAACCAGCCCCGCCCTCATAGTAAAGTTCTTTGAGTTCTTGTTGTTCCATTTCTTCAATGTCGTCACTGAATTCCCATTCAACACTAACACTGTCGTCAAACTCACAACCCCAACCGCAATCAGTTCGAGCATAGGCAACGGGATCGCCTTGCCAAGGAAGATTGCAATCTAAATCACTTTCAATAAACCCCTGTCCCCAACGATAGGTTTCGTCGATGTTAAACCAACTAATAGTGCCATCTGGATTTTCACGAAACATTTCTACATGATAGATAATGCTTTTCTTTTCCAGGGGCTTGATCAAGTAGACTTTTGACATAATTATTTTCTGTCGCCAAACAATTGTAGCAGATTAATAAACAAGTTGATAAAGTCCATATACAGAGTTAGTGCGCCGCGAATTTCCACAACATCGCTAGTATCTACACTAACTTCTTCTCGGATTCTTTGTGTATCATAAGCAGTCAATCCAAGGAAGATGATAATTGCCAATGCTGAAATAACCATTTGCATAACTGTACTACCAATAAAGATGTTAACAATACTGGCAATGACGATAGCAATCAATCCCACAAACATCATCTGGCCCATTGAGCTTAGATCTTTTTTGGTAAAGTAACCGTAACCACTCATTACACCAAACAAGATTGCCGCGCCCATAAAGGCACTAACAATTGATCCCATATTGAATACAGCAAAGATCATGGAGAAGCTCAATCCCATTAATGCCGCAAATCCATGTAGACAAAGTTGTGCTACACTTTTACTAGGATTATTGCCTAATACGTAACTGATACCAAAGATTGCGGCCAGCGGAGCAAAGATTACAATCCACTTTAGCACACCTGTGAAAAAGAATTGTAGCAACTCTGGACTAGTGCCCACAAAGTAACTGACTAACATTGACACAATAACAGCTAGACTCATGTGTCCGTAGACCCGTCCCATTGCCGAATTGATTTCACTAGCACTGCGGTAATTTAGGACCCCACTACCTGTATAATTTGTTCCAAACATAATATTCTCCTTAACGTTTGTTTGATTCTTGCAGACTTAATGTATCAAAGAATTCTTTCTTTGTGCCTGCATCTTTATTAAAAGCACCTCTAAGTACAGACGTAGTTGTCGAACTATCATGTGCCATAATTCCTCTATTTTCACAGCATCCGTGTGTCATTCTTAGATAGACTCCGACGTTTTCACTGTCCGTTGCTTTGCTAATTTCTCTAGCAATGTCATTACAAAGTTCCTCTTGTAGAGTACCTCGACGGGCACACCATTGTGCGATACGAGTGTACTTGCTAAGACCGATCAGTTTCTCTGCCGCAATAATGCCAATATAAGCAACCCCAGTAACGGGTTGGTGATGATGACTACACATACTACGAAGTTCACTGCGAACCACGAGCATGCCTTCGTAACGGTCCTCCGAATCATTTGGAAATGCCGTGGCGTCCGGTGCTGGTTCATATCTACCCTCCATTATTTCGTTAAAGTACATCTTGGCAAGTCGTCTTGCTGTGCCTTTGCTATTGGGATCGTTCTCGCGATCAATAAGCAACGAGTCTAACACTTGTTCAAATGCAGTTGTTGCTTCTTCAATTAGTTCTGGCATAACATTACTGTCAATGTATTCACTGATGTTGTCACCTGCCCAGAATCTTTTGTTATCCTGTTTCATTTTATCGCGGATAGCTTGCGATAGATTTTTACTGTTTTCCAATTTTATTGTTCTCCGAGTTAACGACGTGGATGTCATTTATACATTATTGTATAGTATTATTTAGGTTCTTGCAACCTTAGTAAAGTATTTTTCTTTACCGATGCATCAATTGTATTGAGTGATACATTAAACGATTCTGCATATTTGAGTAAGGCTGCGGTATCTTTTGGAAAACACATTCCGCCAAATCCCAATGCCCCATCGGGTCCCGGAACTCGCATATGACTGTTACCAATTCTTGGATCAAGATTAACCAATCGAGCAACATTATTATAATCAATACCCGATGCCGCAGCTAACCCTGCAATCTCATTCATAAAAATTACCTTAGTAGCAAGGAAACAATTAATTGTGTACTTGGCAAGACTAGCTTCCGCCGCAGTGCAATGTACAACAGTTTGTAATGCTGTTTGACTTAATCTAATTATACGTTCTGCTTCTCTAATGTATGCTAGTGTAGCACCACCGATTATTGCAAATTTACCATTAGAGTAATCTCTACTAGCATTTGCCGCAGTTAAAAATTCAGGTGCGTGTACAAGATTTTTATATTGTTTTGATAGATTTTCATAGACAGCAGGCGGCGCGGTCGTTTTACTAATGATAACACCGTTATAATCTTTTAATTTTTCAAGGGTGTTTTCTAAAATACTAGTATCGCAACTACCATCTTCGTTGCTAGGACTAGGTACACATACAAACACTGCCTCGCAGTCTGCAAGATCTTTGTATGTATGTGGTAATCCCTTTGGCGGATCTACTAAAATTAAATTAGCAAGCCCTAAGTCTAATGAGTCTCGAATTGCACCACCGACAAATCCAAGCCCGACAATTCCAAATTTAGATTGATCAATCATTTAATATTCTCCAATAGGTTTTCGGCACTAAAGAAATATTTAGATAAGTCTGTTGCCTGTTTGCGTATTTGTGGAATCCTAGTATCATAGTGATCCATGTGTTGCATAATAGCAAAACACAAATTAGGTCGATTGGCAATGTAATGATCCCAATCTTGCGTCCATTTGCTAGGGTACTTAAATCCTTCGTAATACATTTCACTGTATGACAGGCGATCTGGTACCATAGGGACAGCATCTACTACTGCACCTTCGTAACAACTAATGCCGAGTGTTTCCTGCAAGTTAGCACTGAACACTATTTTAGCTTCACCTAGTAAATTGTGATACTCGTTCTTTGTTAGTTGTTGATCCTGGCACACAACGAATTCATATTGGGGAAGTTGTTCTTTCAAATCACGGAAAATTTCAACTTGTTTTTCAGGAGCAATACGATGCGGAAATAGTATAAGATCACGCTTAGGCATATTTTTATATGCTGTTAACGTATTATCCATATACTCCATAGGCCAACCAGTACGTACAATTTTACCAGAAGTTTTATAATCATACATAG